CGATCGTGGGCCAATAAGCTTGTAAAACAAATCGAGTCAGCAGACAAAACGGAAAGAAATATGCCGCAAAATCGCCAGATCTTGCGAATGGTCACAGTTCGCGAACAAACAGCAGACACAAAGAAAAAAAGCGTTGAGGTTGTTATCGCAACCGAAAACCCTGTCGAGCGATACGACGAAAACAGCGGGCAAGTGATCCCTGAGATCCTCAAGATGTCGGGCATACAATTCCGTGGGAATAAAAAACAACTCCCGATCGTAGACTCGCACGATAGATCAACCGTGCAAAATGTTCTAGGAAGTGTTAGAAATTTGAGAATTGAGCGCGGGCAACTTGTTGGCGATGCTGTATTTGCATCGGACCAACGAAGCCAAGAAGCGTATTCGAAACTTGTTGACGGACACCTTACAGACTTTTCAATCACCGCGACACCAAAAAACGTCGAGCGAATTAAGCGAGGCGATGTCTGGCGAAGCGATGATCAAGAAATCTCTGGTCCAGCAGATATTGTCACAGAGTGGATCCCTACTGATGCCTCGCTAGTCGCAGCGGGAGCGGACGAAACTTCCACTGTTCGAGAACTAAAAAGGTCCTACCGTTTAATTGAAAGGTCATCGATGAATGAAGAGATGAAAGCCCAGCTTGTCGCCATGGGGATGCCGGAAGACGTTGCAACAGCCGAAGACGCTTTAGCGTGGGCAATGGCTAACATGGGCACGCAGCGAGCCGAAGACGAAGCCGAAGCCGAAGACATGGATGAAGAGATCGAAAAGGCTTACAAGGAGGAAGACGAAGAGGACATGGAACGGGAGGATATGAAAGAAGAAGAAAAAGAAGACAAGGTCGCGCGAGCGCTTCGGGCAGATGCCAAGCGCCGAAAAGAAATTCAAGCGCTTTGCGCGGGCGCAAAGCTTTCCCGGTCCTATGCTGATCAGCTTTGCAACAACGGTACAAGCTTGAAGAATGCACGCGAACAAATTCTGAGGAAAATTATGACCAAGCCTCTTGGGTCTTCATCGGGTCGAGAAAAGATCAGCTTTACCAGTTCAGGCGATGATCGTTTTGCCGAAGCAATGCGTGGCGGGCTCATCTCGCGAGCCTTGGGCAACGCTGCAATTCCAAACAGCAGCAAGAACGTTGCAGGGAGCGACGAGTTTCGCAATTTCTCGCTGATGCGGATGGCTGAGCGATGGCTTAACCGGCAGGGCGTCAATACTGACAAAATGCTCGACCGTGACATTGCAATGGCAGCCCTTGGCGCGCCAGCGGCAATCAATCGCTACAACATCGAGCGATCGGCTTACCATACCAGCGGCAGCTTCTCGAACCTTCTTCTCGATGCAGCCAACAAGACTTTGCTCGCTGCTTACGAGGAAGCGCCGTTTACCTATGAAAGCTGGGTCCGCAAAGCGCCTGCTGTCGGAGACTTCAAGAATATTAACCGGATCCGATTCTCGGAATCTCCAAATCTTGAAGTTGTACCCGAGACCAAGCCGTACAAAGAACAGCTTTACACCGACAACCGCACGAGCTATTCAATCGACAAGTACGGCGCGGTTTTCAGTGTCTCTTGGGAAACCGTTGTCAACGATGATCTCGACGCAATCAGCCGGATCCCTGCAATGCACGGCAATGCAGCAAGGCGGAAGCAGAACAAGGTCGCGTATAGCGTTTTGTTCAACAACCCGCTGATGAACGATGGCGTTGCCCTGTTCGGTTCTCACTCCAGTGGGACCAACCTCAGCGGGGCCAGCGCATCGCCCAGCGTTTCAACCCTTAATGCGGCATTCGTTGCAATGATGACACAAAAGGGTTTGAACGAAGACACGATCATCAACGCCCAACCGCGATTTTTGATCGTTCCGGCTGCCTTGTCAGCCACTGCGATGCAGCTTCTGACCAGCAGCGCCGACCCTCTGGCTGGTGGTTCCACCACTACGGGCAACAGCAACACCAACAACATCTACGGGCCGAACGGCTCGCGAGGTTTGCAATTGATTGTCGAGCCCTTGCTTGATGCCAACAGCACCACAGCGTGGTACGTTGCCGCCGACAACCGGAGCATCGATACGCTTGAAATCACTTTCTTGCAAGGCGAAGAGAGCCCGGTTCTCGAAAACGAATGGGACTTTCAGACCGATTGCTACAAGTACAAGATTCGCCAAACGTTCGGCGTTGCCGCAATCGACTGGCGAGGCCTGTACAAGTACGCTACAGCCTAGTCTCTATTTGCAAACATTCGAACAACTGAACAAACCAAAAGGAAAACAAAAAAATGGCTAGTAATTATCCGATTCAAGACTGGGTGAAAGACGGCGACGATTTTGTTGGCGGCGCAACAATCACCGGCACCGCAGGCGAAGGCATGTGGAAAGTCGCGGACACCTCTTCCGCAGGAACGCCGACCTACACAAAAGACGCAGCGGCTCACGGTGGCGTGTTCACCATGCAGTTTAGCAGCACCAACGAGATCCAAAATCTCTGCCTGTACTGGGACGACAAGCTTCATCTTGACATCGATCAACTGCAACACGTTGAGTTTTTGGTGAAGACGGTTGCATCACTGGACACGGCAACAACCCTCACTTTTGGGCTTTGCACGGGTCGCAATGACAATCCAGACAGCACCACGAACAACGCGCAGTTTAAGCTGGCGGGAAGCAATGCGATCGTCTGCGAAACCGATGACGGCACAAACGACAACGACGACAAGGCCACTGGCCTTAGTCTTGTCGCCACCTATCGGCATTTCGTGATCGACTTCACCGGCGGCAAAAGCAACGTCAAGTTCTACATCGACGATCAGCATGTCGCGACCACCACAACGTTTGACATGAGCAACGCGACCGGGCAGCTTCAGCCGTTTGTGCAATTGCAAAAGACCGCAGACACGAACGAAGATAGCGTTTCGATCGACTTCATCGCATGGCAAGCTCGACGCCGCTAAATAGATGACACTCCGAGATCAGATTAAAGCTGATGCCACACGAACCTTTTTGATCACAGATGACTTCGCCGAAGAGGTTATTTACTACCCTCGCGGCGGAGGCGCTCGGAAAATTAAGGCTATCGTCGACAGATCGCCCCCTTCGTTCTATGACAGCGAGGGGGGCGTTGTCGCAATCAGCTTTATGATCATCGTGGCAAACAATTCGGTGACCGGAATATCGGCAAAGGAACTCGATACCGGTGGCGACCGTCTCGCGCTTCCCCGAAAAGAGGAAGGCACAGAATTTAATAAGCGAGTGATCTGGAGTTTGACTAACCAAGACTTCGCAATGATTACACTGGCTTTGAAGTAATGCCCACACCAGTATTTGAAACAATCGCAGTCAAGCTCAAACAACGGCTTGAATCGATCAGCATAGCAAACGGCTACGCGCTAACGGTGGATGGCGTTACAAGGCCCATTAGGCTTAATAATTTTGAACCGGCCAACTATCACGTTCGGCTCACCCAAGGCGATACAAACATCAACAGAACCCATACAGCCTTCGGAAATCCTGTCGGCATGGCTTGGGATATTCCGTTTTTGATTGCCGGGGAGATTCGCCCTAGTGAAGATCTTACAACATCAATCGACGAACAGCGCAACGAATTTTGGGCTGAAATTGTAAAAGCCATAACGACACCCAACGACACTTGGCACAATTTCGACGGTTACGCCCTCAACACAGAAATGCAAGACATTCGAAACTATACCGAGCCGGATGGCGGCGCTGCCGGTTTTCGATTTACCTTGATCGTTACCACTAGAGTAAGCGAACTCGATCCCTACGTGTTGCGAGTATGACGATCACCTACACAACAATACGAGTCGACCCAAAAGACATGGAAGCGATTGTTTCGTCGCTTCGGGATGCACCTATAGCATTGCGTCAAGCTTATTCGACAGCAATCAATAGAACGCTCGCAGGAATGAAGACAGACGCGCTCGCGAGCGATGGCCCGATCCGTACTCGGCATCCAATTCTAAAAAAACAGATCTCACCTTACGTGATCATAAGGCGATCAACGATCCGGAACCTTCACGGCTCGTTTAAGTTTGACAAATCACACCGGCTAAAGCTTTCTATTTTTGAGCCTATGTCTGATCCCGGTGGTGTCACTTATATGATCGACAGAGAGAAAGGCCGAAGACTTCTCCCGGGCGGGTTCACTTATCCAAAAAATGCAAGCGGTAAAAAAGTAAAATGGGTAGCGAGGCGAGTTGGAAAGAAGAAAAAGCCATTAGCATTCCCAAAAGGCTTGTCGCCTTGGGGCATGTTTAATAAAGCCGGTGTCTGGAAAGTGATGAAGATTTCCGGCGAACGAAGATACCCGGTCGAACTTAAGCGCGCGGTCGCATTTCGAATTAAAGTTATCAACGATCACATCAAGCGAAGAATGCGAAACGGCATTATCGTGAAAGGTGGACACGATCAAGCGGAACCTACAACACAACTAAACGATTAAGGAGTTTCAACCTATGCCACTGGTTAAACAAAAAAGCCTGCTTGCAGCCAAGATCGAAACGACAAGCGGAACAGCCGAAAGTCTTACAAGCGCGGAAGCTGCTTATAACGTTTTCGATCTGGTAATGAATGCGAGCATTACAGTCACGGAGCGAATGGGCAACGGATCCTTTAGTTCCCTTACTGGCATCACCGAGGCACGAGCCGCAACTTGCACGTTCAGGACCGAGATCTATGGCGATGGCGCGGGCGGAGTTCCGGCTTGGGCTGACGTTTTCTTCCCGGCTTGCGGCTGGGTAAAAGCCGGCGCGGTCTTCTCGCCTGCATCAGGAACGCCGGGAACTTCGATCAAGACCTTGACGCTCGCCCACTACGTTGACGGTTATCGTAAGGTTATGAGGGGTTGCGCGGGCTCTTTCAAAATCGTCTGCGAGACTGGCAAGCTCGCTCACATCGAATGGACGTTTAGCGGTGTCTATGTCGATCTCGAAGCCGCTGCTCTGCTGACGCCGACCTATCCAACACGCGCACCGATTCGCG